ATAATAATGAGGTAGACTTCACACCATATGTTTCTTTTTGTAAACTTATACAAAGAGTATTTACCAAATATATTAAAGAAAAAAAAGCTGCTGTTTATATTCAAAAAATTATCAGGGGATTTATATGGAGAAATGTTTTATTTGGTTATTTCCTATGTCAGATGATGTAGATTTTGTATCAAGAATAGTAACAGTATTGAGACCTGAATGGTCTCTTCCATCGTGGAGAGCTTATATTGAAGCGGGAAGAATTCCCCCGTGGAGATGTTCGTGGTCAAGTCTTACACCCGAAAGAGCTCCTTGGTATCAGTGGGGTAGATTTTATGACAAATGGAGTGTAGCGTTTGTTTTTTATAAAAGACCTTATTTGGCCAGAAGAAAATTATATTTTAGAACTGCTATTAGAAATTTCTGGATAGAAAGGAAAATATATGTACTTTAAATAAACTCTTAGGAGTTCATAAAACAAGGTAAGAAAATGCATATCCCCACCCTGGCAGATAAAGCAGCTCTTTCTCTATTCTATAATAGCAGTAGTGTAATAGATTTTTCACCTTTTGATGATTTTGCAACTATTATACAGAAATTTTATAAATTATACATTATAAAAGTTCGAGCAAGTGTTTATATTCAAAAGATTTATAGGGGATATTCATGGAGAATTTGTATATATGATTTCAGAGGATCTCATAGGGATTACATTTGTAGAATAGTAGAAAAACTAAGACCTGAATGGCCAATAAGAGGGTGGAATTCTTTTGTAGATCGTAATGGTATCAGAGTTTGTCGTAGAGATTTACCTGAAGGAGTTGTTCCTTGGTCTCAGTGGGCTAATTTTTATGATACCTGGAATACTGCATTTTGTTATCATCTCAGACCTAATTTATCCAAGAGAAGAATGAATTTTCATGCAACTTTGTTTCACACGCGAGAGAAGTATAGATATTATACCCCAGTTCCGTGGATGGCATAATTTATTAGAATATTTAATTACGACTCCTAGGAGTTTAAAGGAGGGCGTAATTAAGTATTACACTTAAAATGCTGGTAAATATACTAGGTTTTGGTTCCTTTGTTTATTTTATAAATTATTATCTTTGGTGTACACCAACGACTAGAACTAAAATACCCGGTGTGTGTTTTAAAATAGGCGGTTGTCCTTATAACCAAAATACAATAAATCCAATGACATTAAGAATATGCAATAATCGTAACGTATCAATAAAATATCTTAATTTATTTCTGTTCTACTGTTTGGCGTCTTCATAATTTTAGGAGGTTTAAAATACCCTCATCTAAATTATTTTCTAATAGTATACTATATACAATGTCTTTTAATTTTTGGAAAAAAAATGGAGTAATTTATTTCGAAGACAATGGAGGATATGAATCTCGTAATGATTCAACTATTTGGTGTATAAAACGTGCAAATGAAATTTATAATTGGGATGATTTTAAGCCATTAAAAATTTATACCGGTGATTTCGAAAAAGAATCATCAGATTATACTTATTCAAAAATAAATAGTACTTTTAGAACAGTCCCTGATTTTAATTTCCATGCCTGGCCAGAGGTTGGAATAGAAGATTATAATAAATTAATTTTAGAAATTGATTCCGCTGGGTTAACAAAACCGGAATATAATAAAGTTGGTTGGATTGGAACTATCAATACTGTTAAACAAAGAAAAGATATTTATAATTTAAGCAAAGAAATATCCTACATGGATATTATTCCAAATACGTGGAGTAAATCCGATAATATTAAATTAAATGGTGATAAATATATTTCAACTCCAAATTTAGTTAAAAAGTACTCTATTTTGATTGATATTGAGGGAAATGGTTATTCTGCAAGGGTAAAACACTTACTTTGGTCGCATAGGCCACTTATTATTGTGGATAGAAAGCATAAAGAATTTTTCTTTGAAAAACTAAAACCTTGGGAACATTACATACCTGTAAAACACGATTTGTCTGATTTATTGAAAAATATAAATTGGTGCTTAGAAAATGAAAAAGATGCAAAACGAATAGCTGAAAATGCATATAACTTCAGTAAAAAATATTTGACCCGTGAAGCGTGTTATTCAAGATGGAATGAAATTATTTTAGATAACAAAATTCTTTAAATTCTAGGATCATATTGTATTCACAGAAACAGTTTATAATTTAATTTCTTCTTAAACCTGATATTTTAGGAGGTTTAAAATACCCTCATCTAAATTATTTTCTAATAGTATACTATATACAATGTCTCAACTAAATTATAATGATCTACCTAAAAATGTATTTTTATTATGGTTTCAAGGATGGAAAAACGCCCCGTGGTTACAAACACAAGTTCGTAAATCTTGGGAGATAAATAACCCTAATTGGAATATAATATTATTAGATGATAAAAACCTAAAAGATTACATAAATGATATTGACTACATTTATGATGAATCAAAAAAAATAAGTTTGCAGGCTAAATCTGATATTATAAGATTATCATTACTTAAAAACATCGGTGGAGTTTGGGCTGACTCCACTTTATTATGTATGCAACCATTAGATAATTGGGTTAATCAAGCGGTAGAAACAAGTGGATTTTGGATGTACCACGGACATGGTGCAGGAATGCCAAAACATATAGGTCCAGCAAGTTGGTTTATCGTTTCAAAAAAAAATAATTTTGTTTTACAAAAATGGAAAGAAGAATGTGATAAATACTGGAAGAATAACAATTCTACTTCGAATTATTATTGGATGGATGGTTTGTTTAAAAAATTGCATAACGAAGACGAAAATTTTAAGAATTTATGGTATAATGTTCCTTATTTGTATTGTGAAGAAATGGGGTCTTGCCATACATTAGCTCATTATAAAATGGATGGAAATAATGAACAATTAAAAACAATATTTGCAAATAATCCACCATATGCTTTAAAGTTTTGGGGGCGATCACGGCCCGCCTCACAGTCACATGGTCTTTATGCAATCCACTTAGCATTAAAACAGTAAGTAGTATATCCCATACCCTAAAAATCGCATGAAATTATTATATAAAATTATAAACAAAATTCTTTAAAATACTATCTAAAGAATAATATAATATATAATAAAAACTGTTATGTTGAGTTTATATTATAATATATTTGCTTTTATAGCATCACTAACTAGTAATTCAATATATATAACAAAAACTCCTATGATAAATATGAAAAAAATAGATGATAATTTCGTGGCCGACATGGAACGAAGAACCATATTAAATGCTGTTTTAGTAGCAGGGGCTTCTTTACCCGTTGGATGGATGGGGGGTGGTTTTATTTATTTTTTTGTGCCACCTGGGGGAGGCGACTCTAGCAAGGGATTGTTAGCAAAAGACGCATTAGGAAATAATGTAAAGGGGTCTAACTGGGTTAAAGATCACCCTTATCCAGAACGTTCTTTAGTAGAAGGACTTAACGGAGACGCCCATTATTTAATAACTAAAGAAGATGGTAATTTAGAAGATTATGCTATAAATGCTGTATGTACACACTTGGGTTGTGTTGTTCCATGGAACAGGGCATCGAATAAATACATATGTCCTTGTCACGGATCACAATATGATTCAACTGGAAAGGTTATTAGAGGACCCGCTCCATTATCTTTGGCTTTAGCACATTCTGAATTAAATGACGATATAGTTAGTTTAAGTCCTTGGACTGAAATAGATTTTAGAACTGGAGAAAACCCATGGTGGAAATAATTCTTAAAAACATACTAAGGATAAATATAAGGGAAACTAGGACGCGTGGGGATCGAACCCACGTCCACGAGATTAAAAGTCCCGCGCTCTGCCAACTGAGCTAGCGTCCCTTATACTTATCATATTTTTAGATGTTTAATACTCTTAGGGTATCTAAAACAACATTCTGTAAAATCTAAAACTGTCTTTTTATTTCCTATACTTCTATACTCTTGGAGAATATGGTAAGATATCGCACAAGATACAAACTTTTTAAATTGGGTATTTACATTTTTTAAATTATTGTCATGAACAAATTTGAAAATAATACCTGTAACTTCTATCGGTAATTTTTCCATTATAATTTATAATTAAATTATTCTTTAAGTAAATTTAAGAACAGGTTCTATTAAGAATTATAAATAAATTTTAATTTACAACTAGAATAGTTGCTTACCCTGTGCAAGTTCTTGGGCAACAATTCCGACAAATGCAATCATGGCTAGCCTGCCGTTGCTTAGTTCCTTATTCAAAAGATCATTACTAATTGTTGTCATATTATACTTTCCAAGATTTCCTGGCTGATAATTTTTTTCAAGCGTAAAAGTCTTATTTGGATCAATTCCATCATCGGTAAAGGGATTTACCCAACCTACGCCCATGCGAAGAGTTTCATAATTTAGAAGAGTAAACCAGAAAGGTACTTGGTGGTTAAAATCAAGAGAGCTTAGATAATTAATACCTAGCGTAGAATCAGTTTGATCCAAAACTTCTAGAAGAGGAATTCCAACTGTTGCTAGCATGGCTGTGCGACCATGCATAAGTTCTGCTTCGCGAATAAACTTAAGCCTGTTATCTGGTGCATTTTCTACTACATTCAGTGGGTCAAAATTCTTAAGGGGTTCGATAGACCCCACATAGCGCCATCCGCTGTAGGATGGTGTTGAGATAGAAGAAGAGGGTACAAGACCAAGGGGTGAAAATAGATTCATTGCAATTACAACCGACATTCTTATTATAATATACTATAATGTATTACTTTATACCCGTTTATTTTTATTTTTCTTTTTTTTTACAAGTGTTTTTTATTTTGCTGGAATATTATCCATTTAAGTTAATTCATCATCGAGAATTTTTTTCCTCCTAATTTTATCAAGTTCTCGATCTAGTTCTTTACGTTCTTTCTTATTAAAACCATAATCTTGTACAATAAAATCTTCTAAAGAACCTGCTGAATCTTCTGAATCTGATTCCGAGGAATCTTCTGATGATAGTTCTTCGACCCCGTGAATAAGATCCCATTCTCTGCAAATATGGCGCGCTATATGTCTACATGGACATTTACAATCGCTTTTATTAAAGTAATTACCAGTATATTCCTTAGATACAAGTCTTTGGCCAAGAACGGGGAAATTGATTTTGTGTCTTTTACAACAAGTGCAGTTTTTTAACTCCCTAGGGAGTTTGTCGTAGTTTTTACATTCTTTTAGTTTTTCGTTGAAGTATATTTCTACATTTTTACCATTAAGAAATTCCTCTAGTTTCATTATATATAATTATAAATAAATTATGTCCTTAAATTTATTCTTCTGTCGTAACCGCAAGATCACGAAAAATGTCTCCTGATACTTCTTCTGGTTCTTCTTCTTCTAAGTCAGAATCTGATGAAATTTCATACATCTTCCAATCCATTGCGTGTCTAAAACAGAAGCATTTGCTTGATCCTTCTGGTTTCTCTGTTCCTGGACGATTACAAGGCGCGCCGGTTTTTGTTAGGCCACAGCATCTTTCCTTAGATACCGGTTCTTTTTTTTCTTTCTTAACGACAGGCGTAGTATCAAGTTTTGGAATAGTCTTATTTGATTTACCAGATTTATTTGTCTTAATATACTCATCAATGTCTTTCTTAGTTATCTTTTGTTTATCAAAATCCTCAATTGTAAGGTCATTTTCTGCTGCATATTCTGCGGCAATCTTAGTAGCAAATTTCTTTTCGTCAGACGTAGATTTTGTGGGCTTTGGGGTTGTTTTTGGAACCTGAATGTCATTTGAACTAAGTAGTTTATGAGCCAATTCAATAAAGGAATCGTTGAAAATACTTAACATTTCAGCCATTGCTTCATCTCCGAGATCGTGTTTGACCTTAAAAGCATTAAACTTTGCGTCAAGAGCCATTCCTGTTATACTAATGTATAAAATGTATCCCTAAATTAATTAAAAATTTGTAAGATTTATACTTAAAGAAATTTAAAACTAAAAATTACATTAAAAATTACATAAAAAAAATAATACTAAGACCGAAATTGTTTAATATAAAGACAAATAATAATGCCTTTCCGGACTGATGGCTCCGTTCATCATAGCGGAATTAAGAATGAACGGGGCTGCGTCGGCCATATGAATGAAAACCCGAATAATAGTATAAATAAACACCTGGAGGAGAAATATAAATCTAAAATTAAGTCGTGGACTCATAAAGGCGGAACAAGGTATTTGATGGACGCATTGGTAGAATTTGAAGATGGCAACAAAGTGGGGGTTTCTATTAAAAATCATGAAACTAAGACTTCAACTTTCGATTGGTTAAATACTACGATGTTTACACCTCTAGAATTAATTAACAAAGTTAAAAAATTTAGGCAAGACAATATTGGTTCGCATATTCCAAACAAGGGAGGGAAGCTCAGATGCTACTTGCGACTTATGTTTTCTGCTTATCAGATAAATAACAGTACTTCTTTAGTCACTAGTGTTCTACATAAGATTTATATTAGAGAACCAGCTACAAAAGAACTCTTAATTAACGATAAGGTAAATAAATGTTTAATTCTAATAGATAAAAAAAATAATTTAGATAAATACTTTAATAAAGAACATGAACATACTTTTATATTAAAAAGTTCCAGAAAACGCTCAGTGAGTAAACAAATATGGATTACTACAAAAGACGGGGGCGAGATAAATACACATCTCAGAATTAGAATTTGCTTAAACAACGGAATAGCCGCATTATTTGGTCAAAGTAAAGCAAATTCTGATTCAAGTGTGTGTATCAAAATTCAACAAGATAATGTTTATAAGTTTATTTCAGAATGTAATGATAAAGTTTATCTCAGTTATTAAATCTGGATTTAATAATATCTATTGTATTTTTGTTTATATCATTTAAAGTACATTTTCTTCCTGTTTCAAAACATGCTAGACCAGTCGTACCTGACCCACACATTGGATCATAAACTTTGTCTCCGGGGTCAGTAGAAATAAGAATTAATCTTTGGATTAGTTTAATAGGTTTGGCAGTTGGGTATTTTCTTTCTTCATTTCCTTGGCTTATTGAGTGTATATCATCCCAAAGATCTGTGCAAGGTTTTCCTGGATTTTCGTGTAGATAAATTTTACGATATAAATTAGCCCCCTTTTTGGTAGGTATATGCACCTTGTTATCTTGTATAAGTTTTTCGAGTTCTTCTTGTTTAATTCTCCATCCACTGTCTGGATTAAAATTTAGATCTCCGATAGTTATATTGTACATATATCCCTTTTTTGTCTTTTCTGTAACTAAATGTCCAAGTGAATAATTACCAACCGAATCTTTATTTTTAAAAGATGTTCTAAGGTAATTCTCATCTTTTTTTTGTAAAACTAAATTAAATTTCGGTTTATTTATCTTATTACATTTCCATATTATATCTATTACAGACCCTAGTTTATTTTTTACATTATTTTTTGACCTGCATTTTTTCCAGAATATGGGTTCTACAAATTTAAATTTATTTCTTAATATTTTTTCAGGTATATACATACAACTCGATGATATATGGAAAAATAAAGTTCCGTCTTGTTCTAGAAGATCAAAGAGTTTATCAATGTTCTTTTTTATAAATTCTTCGTATTCTTTATCTGACCATATGTCTGAAAACCCAACGTCAGAATCGCAATTTAGTCTATAGTCTCTATCTGAATTAAAAGGAGGATCAAAATATATCATTCTAAATTTATCAGTGGGGTTTATTTCTAATGAATTTTCAGTGTATAATGTTATATTTTCTTGTAATTCCATTTTATAATTATACATTTACATTATTTTTAAACGGTTTTCTTCTTGCGAACTTTTCTTACTTTTTCCGGAATAAGGTCTTTCCAGAGTTCTGAAACATCTTCCATCATAGGCTCGAATATAGTTTGAATAGCAGATTTGAACTGATGTTCGAAATAGTATACGTAATCGATTGGTATAGCATTCTTAATTACATAAGCAGGGTCTTCTACTTTTTCAAATTGTCGCGAACCTTCGTAAGTAACAAAAAGATACGAAATGCGATCACCAGATGCAACCTTGTCCATCTTATCGCGTTCCTCTCGTTTTCTAGAAAGAGCAACATGTGGGATATTAGCAGGGCACCTAGAAAACGACTGCAATGTCTTGCAACTTGGACAAGTGTGTTCAGTCTCCATAAATTCTTCAACGTGACTTTTATTTTTATTAACAAGTTTATGTAAAACGGTTATGTTCATTTCTTTTTTACCGACGACGTTTAATTCGTAGTAGGTTTTTTGACAGCCATTGCAAATTACTTTGCGATCGAATGCATAGCCAGAACGAAGACTCTTAGAAAGCATCAATTCTTTCATAGGAACTTCTGCTTGAACTAACTTACGAATCTTAGACCTTGCGAATTCTTTGCTTGTTTCAATGAGTTCGTCTACTGTTTCGAAGTTATAATTAAGGACTTTGTCGTTAAGAAAAATGTATTCAAAGATCTGTTTTGAGTTTTCTCTTACATATATACAGTTGTCCCGACGAACTACCTGAATACCTTTATAGTCTATGTAATCATACTTAAGCGGATTAGTCCAGAATAAACTTGCGTAACGTTTCTTAGAATATAAAATAAAAGGATACATAACTTTTTCAAACTCAAGATCGATTGGTTTTTTAAATGTAGCAGAAATACGGTCTGCACATTCTGGTGCAGTTTTGAAAACGTAGTTCATATGATCTTGTCCTTTGAGATCACTTTTGAACTTTACATAAATAGAATCGGTGTCTCCGTATACAACTTCACAGTCGTACCACTCTTCTGCGCATTTTTTGGAGTGAGCAATCATTTCTCGACCACAAGCAGTAACTGCTGCTGCGATTTTTTTATTTGGAAGTCTTCCATATCTTGCTCCGGTGAATCCATAAATGCTGTTCATCGTTACCTTAATAGCAAGCTGAACTCCGTTGAGTACTGCATATAAGTTGTCATCAGACGAAAGAGTTTTCATTTGTTTACGAATATCCTTACGTTCTTTCCATAAGCGAGAAAGAATCTTTGGCATAATACCCGTACGATTCTGCACGAATCTAACAGTTACGGGTCTTTTAATGTCGTTTCCTTCTGGGTCAGTGTCATCTTCTTCCCAGTTCATATCAAAGTATTCTATATCTGGTAAGTTATCAAATTCTGGATCTTCAACGATAGTAGCATAATCATAATTATGTGCAATCATGATACTTGGATATAGACTTGCAAAATCAAGACCAGCAATAGGCTCGAAATGTGCACCAGGGGTTGCTTCTAAAACAGTTGCCCCTGTAAACTTTTCTTCTTCGTCTGAGATGTCAGTCTTCGGTTTATATTCTGCTGCAGGAATTAAATAGCCTTCTTGCTTGGTTTCATAAGCAATTTGAGTATGAACCCTGATTTGTTGACCTCGAAGTTCAATGTATTGCATAGGTACCATAGTAATATTAGACATACCGATCACGTTTGTGATAATTCTTAGTTTTAGAATTAGTTCAATAAGAAGCCAAGTGTCCTGAGCACAATACTTTACTACAAGAGCCATTTTGTCTTTCGTAGAAGTATTATAATTGAAAAGGTCTGCGGGGCTGAGGTCGTCTTTTTTATCTCCGGTGAAGTGTTCGGCAACTGCATTAAGCTTGTAAGACTCTAACTTATGTTCTTTTTTAATCATAAACATAAGATCAAACTGTGTTACTCCATACATCTTGAGATATTTCATCGTGTTATCACCATAAGCAGAAGTATTAAGTTGGTCTTCGTGAAGATATGCGGGTTTACTTTCAATTCTACTAAGATTTTCAAGTACATACTCAATTCCAAGAACCTTTGCGCGTGCACATACATATTTCCAATCGAAGTCATACCCGTTATATTGAACTAGAATATCTGGATCAATACATTTTATGAATTTAACCCAACCAATTATTAGATCTTTTTCTGAATCAAAAGTTTCAATGTATACTCCTTCTACTGGATCACAATCGTTGTCTATCGGACTTTTAATAGTTACGACATGCTTAAATGATTCTTTTGTACTAAATTTATACAAACTGGTACCAATTTGCGTGATTATATCTTTTTCATTCATTGGATCTGGGAAGTCATTCTTGTTTTCATAGCGAGTAGAGTATGAAAAAGCCTCTATATCCCAAGATCCAAGTGTAAGATTACATATTTCTTGACGATCTAACTTTTTAACAGATGCATAATTTGCGATGTAACTATTTTGACACCTTGACATATCGTTGTCTTGTGTTATATTTTTAACTGTAACCCAATTTGCCATCTGGATTTCCATTTTATGAGTGAATCTAAGATAAGGCTCTATATTAGACTCATAAAGTTCAAACTTGATTTGTTCATTTTGAAGCACACTTGATATCCTTGGTAACTTACTTTTATCTTTTGGATTTAAAATGTATTTAACGCGATTAAAAGTATTTAAGTTTTTACATACAAATCTTAAAAACTTGCACTTTGTTTCATTTGTAAAACCTTTATATTTAATTCTTGATACTATACTTACGGATTCAAGATCATCTCGATTTCTAAAAAGTTTATTACGAATGAAACGCTCAACTTCGTTTTTCTTAAAATTATCGAATTTAGATTGAAGCTTATCTGGGATATGAGCAAAAAAATAAGGCTTATATCCTTCAAATCTTACACAAACAGATTCTCCGTTTTCATCAACCCCGAATGAATAAATGTTGTATCTAATGTCTGGAGTACCTTCATTATCAGAATCAAAGTTTTCAATTTCTTCATCGCAGGCTTCCCAAGAAAGAATCTGATAAGATAAGTTTTTTCTATCTACTGTAGATTGTTTTCGAATAAATGCATCCATCTTATATATCAAATATAATTAAGTTTTAAATTAATTATTATTCTGTAAAAAACTAACAACAAATAGCAACGTGCCTCCTATACTTATACTTTGTTTTATTAACTTTCCATCTGACGTTGATATTCCAAACACTGTAAAATCTAACCATTTTTCAGTTAACATATTTCCTAATACCAACCAATCTATTGTTGTAGCAGAATCTTCTAGTATATTTAACGTTACTAAGTTTAGATTGCCATTTGATTTTTTTATAATTTTTTCAGTTGACATCCTTGTCAAGAATCTATTAATAAAATCGATAGATTTTATAAAGTATAAGATGTCTCCTCGAGAATAAGAATATCTTGACATATTAATTATAAGAATAATTTGATTACATATATATAATATAATTGGATGTAATAGATATCTATCGTGGTCTTCAAAGTTAATTTCTCTTGTAGATCCACTGGGGAATACATCTTTTATAAATATGGCAAGAGAAATGCCTCCGAGAATTGTAGTGTATGATATTATTCCATTAAATAAATTTATTGTTTTTTCAATTTCTTTTTTCGTTTTTGCTAGTTTTATAATTAAATTGCTTAAACAAACATTCCCTTCTAAATCGAATTCATTTTTTTCTATCTCAATTTTTATCTTTTTTAATCTATCTATGTGGTAATTTATAACAAACATGAATGTGTAAACAAACAAAAATACAACAAGTCTTGAATAAATCCACTCTATTGCTATTAAAATAAAAAATACAGTTTTATTATTGAAAGTATTTAGCCAATGATACTCGTTGTAAAAAGATGTTATATCTATTAGATTCATACCAATTGAGAATATACTCGAAGTTATTATAAGAGTTCCTTTAAAAGCCTTACATATATTAATGCTTTCGAAGTGATTAGTTTTAAAATATATTTTGCACCAGATATGAATTATAAATAAATTTATATGTAAGAAGAAAGATGTAAGATATTTTATCTTATATGGTTCTTTTGAAAACATAATTATTGTATAAATTGGTTGAATAAGAAGAATTAAATTTATAATTATAAAATAAACAGTATAAATAACACAGAATACTTTTGTATTAAAATCCGGTTTCTCGCATCTATTAACTCTATACAATGATATCTTAGGGGAAGGCGTTTGTTCTTCAAGTAGTTTTAATAAATTTATTGACTTTATATTTTTATTTGGTCTTAAAAATTTATCATTTAGTATATTTTTTTTCACAAGAATATTGTCTATATTCCAAGAACTTACTCCTAAAAAAAATAATAATTTATCTAACATTATTATTAAATGAGTGTTGTAATTATAATTACGTTAATATTTTTATTATTCATCTTATTTAGACCTTGTTCTGGATCTTATAGAACCAAATCTGGAAGAATGTATCGTGCAAGGGATTTAAAAACGGCTGAAATAATAGATACTTTAAGAGATATATCTATTCATTTATCTTATAGATTAAATAAACAAGATGGAAGTTTACTCAGAACCAGACTTCAGAATACTTCTTTTAAAGAACTATTATACAATAATCCAAGTATACTTGGATGGAATTTTGATAAAGGACGCGAGATAGGTATTAAGATGTATGATTCATCCGGTAATATGTACCCAGAAAGAGAGATAATATCTACGTTATTCCACGAACTTGCACATTCACTTACAGAAAAAAATGGTCATCACCGTAATTGGCAAAAGAAAGATGACTATTTGCAAACTTTTACCCCAGAGTACGTAAACATTCTGATATTAAAAAATTCTCATTTAAATAAATGAATGACTTGTTTATAGGAGGAGGTGGCTATTCTGGTGTAGTATTTATAGGAGCCCTTGAGTATATTCACGAAAACAAATTATTAGATCTTAAAAATTTCTACGGTTGTTCTATTGGATCGCTCATAGGGTGTTTATATATATCAGGTTATAAACCCAAGGATATCCTCTCTAAATTTTTAGAGTTAGATTTGACCCATATTGTAAACTATAATTTTAATAATTTTATGTCTGAATCTTATATTATAGACGATTCATTTTTAGAAACATTGATAGGATTTTTATGGACTAATGTAGACGAAAATATAACAGTAGGAGATTTTAGTAATAAATATAACGTAAATGTAAATATATACGCAACAAATTTAACCAAAAATGAATACACAAATATAAATAATAAAATATATCCAGACGTTAAATTAAAAGACGCCATGAAGGCGTCTATGAGTATACCATTTATTTTTAAACAAGTAGAAATAAACGGAGATAAATTTGTTGATGGTTGTTGTAAGAATTTATATGGGTCTCCGCCAGATGATATTTATGTATGTGGATATAGTATAATCGTAGAGACGGCAAGTAATTCAGGATCATATCTTGGTAATTTAATGGTTAATATGATTAAAAAAACAAAACCAAGAAGTACTTTTACTGTTTTATGTGAAAACAAAGATGATCCTAATATATATTTAAATTTAGATAAAATGGATAAAAAATTCATAATAGAAATGTACAAAAATGGAATTAATTTTGCTAAGTCGACGTTAAAAGATTAGTGCTTTGGTACAGTTTCTTTTAACCATTTTTTCTTGTTGTTCATATATTCTAGATAGCTAATTTCCTTACCAGACTTAATAAGTTTTTTACGCTCTTTAACTAATTTTTCGTCATAAATTATCTTCTTAGAATCTTTTTCATCTTTTATAACTTGATATCTTGATCTAAGATTATTTATTACTTCTTCTATATTTTTAGGACAAGCAAATTCTTGTTCAAAGATTAGTGTGGGAGGAATATTAACTGTAATTTCCCTTTCCGTTAGTTCTATTTCTCTTACACATGTTTTGAATTTTGTTTCTGATATATACTCTCCATTCATGTAGAATTTTTCACAATGTTCTGAAAATATAAAATAAGGAATTTTATTTTCTTCGCACGTCTTAATGTAAAAGGAAGTTATGGTATTGTACTCTATAAAATTATGAAATATAATACAGAATTTTGTAAATTTTAGACTATTTTCTATGGATTGCTTCTCTTTATCCTTTACCAGTGCTAATCTTAATAGATGCATCATATTCTGATTACAAATATTTGATATATATTGCATGTGTTTTCCGTAGAAATAATTTATTCTATGATTTGGATTTATACATTTTGAGTTTACTCTCTTGGCTACAAGAGCAAAGTTGTCCCACGAAAAATCATTCACTACTAAGACGTTCATGATATATATTACTTTATTTTGAATTTTCTTTAATTTATGTAAAATTATGCAAAATTTAATATACACCTTAATTTATACAATGAAATATATTATATGTGCAGTTATAATTATATTTACACTTATTTCTATTTATACAATTAATACATCTTTTGATTACAGCGTTAAACAAAAAAATAAAGAAGAAGCAAAGTTTAATATATTATCAGATTGTATAATAGTACTTGTTAAAGAGAATTGTCCTTATTGTGAAGACTTAGAGGAAAAAATTTCCAAAAGTAATGTAAAATATACTGTGGTCAAATTAACAGAAAGATACACTTTTGAATTTGATAATATATTCACAAATTTAATACAAGACGAAAGAAATAATATAATAAAAGAAATACAGAGTATATTTATTCCAGGACATACTATATTATTTCCAACTATAATAACTAAAGAAAATACATACAGCGGTTTACCAAAAAGAGAGATTATATCTAAAATATTTAATATATAATCTATAATATAAGATATATGAATAAAATAATAGCAATAGGAGATTTACATGGTGATTTTCAAATTTTTATAAAAATACTCGAAATGTGTAATCTTATTAATAAAAATTTAGAATGGATAGGCGGAGATACATATCTTGTGCAACTAGGCGATACATTAGATGGTAAACGACCTGAAACAAAAATAGATAAAAGTTTTCTAGAACAAAGCGGTGAAGTAGAAATAATAAGATTAATATTGGAGCTGGACGCTCAGGCCAAAGAATCTAATGGTAGAGTTATATCTTTAATAGGAAATCACGAGCTATATCCTTATTACCTTAAAAATGATAAGCAATTTATTAGAGACTATGTTAAAACAAAAGACATAGAACAGTTTAAAAAGGTATACAACGTTGACAGAATTAAGTTTTTAATGCCAGGGGGTATAGGTGGTTCATTGATTGGTAGAACTAGACCGTTAATTTTACAACTCGGTGAATTCATATTTATACATGGTTCTATTACAGATAAACTAATCAAAAATGGGTTAAATTTAAAGACTGGTAAGGTAGACATATCTAAGATTAACATGGAAACTAGTCTATGGTTACAAGGAAAAGGTAAAATACCGAAATATTTAGAGGAAATGGATGAAGAAAATCCAGTTTTTTCTAGATTGTATTCTAAGTCAAAATCGTTTGATGAAAAAGAATGTAGCAAATTTGATAAACAACTAAAATTTTTTAGCGGTGCTAATTATGTTGTAATGGGTCATTCTAGGTTTAAACAAATAAATTCTGCATGTAATAATGCTCTTATTAGAACAGATATTTCTCTGTCAAGGGCGTTTGGAGGTAATCTATCTAGTAAAATATTACAAGCCCTTGAGATAATACAACTGCCTGGGAAGAAAGCAGAAATAAATATAATAAGTCAAACTGGAAAAGTAAAATTAAGTTAAAGCGTTTACTATTTTTTCATATTTTGGATTTACATTATGGGGAATACCATCTATATCAAATGATGCTATAGGATTTTCCTTAGGATCTATAACGTTAGATGGATCAAATGTATCATTTGAGTATTTATTAATCTCTTCAAAGAAAGCGTTTAGTTCAGATTTAAATTTTTCAAACCTAATTCTCCATGTCTCAACTGAGATGTCTATTATTCCATATTCATAGTCCGTTTCTGTGTCAGAATCATATACGTTATCGGCGTATTTTTGTACAATCTTTCCGGTTGTTTTATTCATTGCCAAAAGATATCCAAATAATTGATAAAGATCGTACTCGTTTTTCCTAACATTCTGAGGTCTCATCCTTGTTTTAATCTCTATTACTAGATCTGCACAGGTAGCGTCATGAAAACCTCTTATAGTCCAATTATTTTCAGAATAATAATACATCTTGTTGTTGCCTTTTTTATAGTTCATTTTGCTGATTATTCTTTTTTCATTATTTGTACCGCAATCTTTTTTCATTGAATTTTCAAGAAAACTCGTTGCACGATTTAAATCTTCTTCTTTTATGTCTTCGTTTTCATGTTTAAGTCTTTTCTTGATATCTATTTGTAATTTTTCAAATTCTTCTGGGTTGGATACTTCTTTTTTATAATCACTGTATATTCTTTTGAGTTGTTCATCATATGTTTTTTTAGTTGGATCTAAAAGTGTAAATATACCCCTGTCAAAGAATAGTGATTTATATACACCTTTGTATTGCCTACATAACAATAGCAGTGTTATCTTATTTTTAGGTTCAAACCTGTTCTTTCCACAAGCAGATCCTATAAAAGAAATTTCAAGTGAATTCATTTTTTATTAATAATTCAATTGAAATTTTTAACTTAATTTTTTTTCTGTAAAATTAATAGATTTACTTTTTTGGCTTAGGCGATTGTAAGATTCTCGCTGGACAGATGTTTTACCTTTTTTGGTTGAGACTCCTGTGCCTTTTTTGGTTCAGGTTCTGGTACCTTTTTTGGTTCAGGTTCTGGTGCCTTTTTTGGTTCAGGTTCTGGTACCTTTTTTGGTTCAGGTTCTGGTGCCTTTTTTGGTTCAGGTTCTAGTACCTTTTTTGGTTCGGGGGGCGATACATTTACAGTGGCATCTGGACGAATAAATATAGGCATTTACTATAATATATTATTTTTATTTTATAGTAATAAACTAATAATTGCTAAAAATAAATAACTTTAAAAAAAATAATTATACTATATAAACTATCATGGATACTGCAGCAAGAAATATAGTAGTTTCTATGGAACAGAATATTTTCGGCGTTCCTTTCGTTGACCATCAGATAAGAGCAGAAGTTCCATTTTTTAAAAAAATTTTGCAGGAAAATATAAATAATAATGAAGTTTTTCATGGCTACATAAACAAGATAAATGAAGCATGGGGTCTTATCCTAAACCAAAATTTTAAAAGACTCATTTTACATTACAACGATAAATACAATACGGAACTTTTATTGCAGTTAGAAAGACAAAATGAGATGATAAAAATGGCCGATGAATATAATGCTCAGAAATTATTTAGTGAACTTGATGATTTATCTGTATCTGAGAGTATATCTTCTCTTACAAAATCATTTAAGTCTAGTGGTATATCTAAAAAGCGCCCTTCTAAACGACGAAACTAATCAAATAACAAATCTTCGTCTGAGTCGGAGTCTGATTCTCCAAATCTTCCCGGTCCCGAATTTAGAGATGGTTTACCTTGAAATTCTGAAAATATAGGACGCGAAACCATAACTGGTTTATCTTCAGATGGACAATTTGGGCGTTTTACATATCTTACATTTGTTACTCCTAAAGAATTAACATACTTTTCTGGTTTATAGTCTCTTACGTACTGTTCTCCAAATTGAATTCTCATGCGTTCTTCTATTTCTGGAATTGTCATATCAGAAACTTTTTTACTCTTAGGAGTACTTGAAATTGTTTTTGGAACTATTAACATGTCCTCATTAAAATTTTCCTGGGAATCCGGAAGTATTTGTCCGGCCTCTTTTAACCAATCTGGCTCTTCATCATCTAGATTACCAAAGTAAGTATAACGTTCGATTTTCTCTGGGTCGTAGATTGTACGTATTGTTTCTCTTATATCTTGAGAAACATTTTTAAGAGCCTCGTTTAGTTCTTCTCGTATATTTTCCGTTGGATTATATAAACCAGCTTCAACCTTTGACTTTATTGCCGTTGTTATCTTCCTAAATGAAGTATTTAGTACTCTCCTATCAGTTGATTCTTTTATAAATGTTAATTTACCATCTTCTACCGTAGTTGTTAAATGTAAAACTAAATCTCCATCAGAACCATAAACAAAAATTGGAAACATTGTTAAGTTCTTCGAAAACAAATTTGGATAATTTGTACTCATTACCTGCTGAGATTTCTGCTGAATTTTAAGAGCTCTTAACATTGGCTCTGTTATCTGAACTTCTTCTGAAACCGGATTAACAGGCGTGGGTTCCGGGGTAATCCCAATTGGTGGAGCTATAATAGGTAAAGGAGATGCCAACCCACTTGATGGATAATCAGCTGCGACTTCTATAACTTCTGAAGGTGCTCCTACGAAAGTGTCCATATTTTCTTCCTTTAAAAACTCAAAAATCTCACGATCGTCTTCTGTACAGAACTGTCTAAATTCAGAAACCGGCACATTCTTATTAACCCATCCTACATCTCCTACAATAACATTTGGTGTAACAACTGTATCGCCATCTTCTATTTCCTTGAATTGATAGTATTCAACTCGGCCGCTGCCGCCAGCATCCTTTGAAACAGACTTTATTAAATATCCTTTTCCGTTACAATTTTTACGATATTTATCCAAGAAAGTCTTGGTAATATCACTCCTTGGTTTTTCTGGAAGAGGATCAGAAGAAGAACCTTCACCTGGTTGCAACTTCTTTTGTATAGGTTGAATTGGATCAGGGCCGACGGACGCTATTGGCTCTTTGCCTTTTATGACAGAAGTATCAGGAATACCAGACTGATCTAGACAACTTCTTATTTGATCTTCTGATAGATTACTTAACATCCAGTTAATAATTTCCTCAGTTGTTTTATCTTCAAAAAATTTTAAAGTTTCTGCACTCATTTTATAATATCATTACATTTTATTTTTATAAATTAATTGCCTTTACCGGAGACAGTTTTTAAAGTCTGATTTATGGACTCAGGGTTATTTACTGCAATTTCTAGTAGTTCTTCTAAATAAGACTCTGGGTAAACCTTATATCTATAAATTAAATCTAACACCTTTGTGTTTATCTTTTGTTTTTGAGATTCTTTATTAAATTGTTGAGCTATTTCTCTTTTAAGTGAGCTAGATACCAAATTTTGTACTGATAATTCTTTTATACACTTTATTAGTTTCATTCTTTTAACAGGATCTTCTCTGAATTTAATTTTTGCTGCACCAGTTTCATTGAAATAATTTTTACGTAATTGAGGCAATAATATATAATTTTGATACAATTTAGTGATGTAAGATCTTATCTCATCCGAGATTTCCAAGTTTTTCAATGTATCGGGAGATTTCCATGGTTCTATATTTTCTTTAACATTAAGATCTGTATTTACTATTGGTTCTGTTAATATCTCTGGATCTGGATATGGGACTAATTTACCAGTCTCGTCTTGTGTAGACTCCGTGAATTTTACTGGGAAATCTTTATTTGGAAAGCTAAAATCTCTATTGTAAACTTGGGTGAAAGTTACACTTTCTGGAATACCTTCACGAATATACATTCTTCCATTAGAGGGATTTTTATAGAATATTTGATACAAACCAGCCCCGGATGGTATTGCGTGTTCTTCAAGACGAATTATATTTCCATTTTTATTAATTTCTGAGTCTATCGCACAACTTTTCAAAAGTAATTCTAATTCATTATTTATAGAATATTTCTTTAGCGAAGACATGAGCATTTTTTGGTCTATCCCGTATGTAGATAAGCCTTGCCAATCTGGATTTCCAATTTCTCCTAGGACTGCTGCCACGTCTTCATCGCGAGATCCCGGTGTAGTTGGTAATACACTATAATGTCTATAGATGTCAACATATTGATCATTTATAGGTAAACTTGAATGGCTGCAGTAACGTGATGCACGCGCTAAAATTTGTTCTATTCTAGATTCGTTCCACCACGGTTCTGTAATGTGTACTTGTTTTACATTTTTAAAAGAAACTCCTTCCATAACAGATCTAGTTCCTAGAATTACTTTTAGTTGGCTACCATCTGAATTAGTATTAGAGTTAAACGTATTTCTAGCTTTCTTTATAAGAGTTCCATCTCGATCTTTAGTTTTTGTTTCTGAACTCCAGATAAAGTATCTACCATTTCCACGATCTTCTTTATCAAATCGCGCAAGACCGCAGGCCTCTAATATAATAGCAAGAGGTTCTACTCCATATGTGAGCCAATTTGAAAATATAAAAACAGGTCCCGGACTATTAAGAGTTAATTCAATTATAGTTGCAAATTTAGTAGAAAATAGTTTTACATAATTGATAACATCTGTAGGCGTTTTAAATTTCATTCCAAATAAATTAGATTTAAATAATTGTAGAGCCTGTTTTTTCTCAGATGATGTTTTGTTTACTATCTCTCCTATTTTTGGAAGAAATATATTTGAGTATTGCTGTGTAGTAACATACAACCCAGAAACTTTGTCCTCTGTTTCAGATTCATAGTTACCCAAAAGTACATTTTCATATGTACCAAGACCGTCTGCTTTCTTTCCAAAGTTTTTGTCTTTAGAAACATCAGACTTAAGCGCTCCAATGTATTCTTGCTTATGTTGTGGCGAAAATGCATGCTCCATTGTTATTAGCCTTTTATATGGGTATGCATTTGGATTACCTCCTTTAAAATATGAGACATAACCAGAACAAATGTAACGAATAAGATCTTTATTAATTATACAAGAATCTTCCGATATCGATGTTTTATTACCCGTATTTTGTACGCAGTTGTCTCCGTTGTATTGACCAACGAAAAACTTATAAAAGTCTGATTTATTTATAGGAAACGGAACTCTTGGTCTAAGTAAGTTTATCGTAAGAGCAAGCTCATATGGATTATCATAAATAGGAGTAGCAGACATAACTGCTATTCTTAACTTTGGATGAAAATAATACTTTATTGCGTTGTACAACTTTTTATAAAATATCCCGCCTTCACTCACAAGTCTTTGAATTTCGTCAATTATTAGAAGACCGTTTTCGTGAAACAATGCTGTATCTTCTAAAAGTCTAGAACCCTTTATTAACTGTCCTTCTTTCCCCGTTTTATAAATAGATTCTATAAATGTCTGATGAGTGACTATCTCAAATGTTCTAATTATTTTACCACGAAGGTCCTTTTGATAGTTCTCGAGAGATCGTTTAAGTACTTTTAGATTATTTTCTTGAGAACTAAATAATTTTGCAGTAGCAGGCGTGTTGTCGCCGGCATCAATTCTTTCTTGGATAACGTATAACTTTGTTTGTTCCTTTTCATATTGTCTTAATTTAGCAATAAGTATAGAATTTTGAGCTTGCGATACATAAAAGTCTCTTTCTAATTTACCTCCGTTTTTAATAAGACAGAAAGATGGACATGAAAAGAATTTTCCATTTCTAATTTCCCCTGCTATCTCTTCGTAGTATTGATCTACAAGAGGAGCTGGAACAACAAATAAAAGTCTTTGATTGCTTGCATTTTTAAGAGCCTCTCCAATTACTATAGATGTACAGGATTTACCGGAACCAAGTCCATGAAAGATAAGCATATTATTAAAATTGGAACTTGGACCCATAATCTGTCCCATAAATTTTTGCTGAGGTGCAAGAGACATTTCTGTTGCTTTGCATATTTCATTATTTGATAATTCTATGTAATTATCTTTAAACTCAAAAGGTGAATTATCCGGAAAAGCTTCTCTGGAGTATTCACGTGACACAAAGTCTAAAAGATCTTTATTATTGAAGGTTTCTACATCATTTAAATTTTTAAATATCTTATTATTACAATTAATAGCATAGTTTTCAGCGTCTTTTTCATTTTCATAATAATATTGCAAACAAGCCATTTGTTATATTATAATGAATATACATTTATTTTTTAAAAATTTACTGAGAAGTTAAGTATTCTCCGAATATAAACCATAAAAATATAGATATAAGAAACCCAACCGTAAAACCAACTATACAATTGTTAGGACTATTTCCGTTAATTAAGGGGGTTGTAAAATAGGGGACTATAAAGAAAGTCAATAAAGAATAAAATACCATGGCTGCTTGAGAACTAAGCGTGCTTAAATGAGACATATTATATTATAATAACTTATTTTTTTTTAAGATTCTTTTCTCAGAAATCTAATTTGTAATGAGGTTTCATTAGATTTCGTCATATCGAATCTTAATTTAATATTTCACGTTCTTTTATAAGAGCCTCATCCAAAAAGAGACTCTTCTTCTTTCCTTGGTCATCCAAATTTCATTTTTGTTTTACCTAGTTCATTCATTAAACGGGTATAAGTTTTATATACGTATCCTTTTCTCTTAGATTTATACATAAGTTTAATACCAATTTTCTTTGATCGAAGTTGTAAATTCTTGAACATCATTGCTTTCTTTTCCATTTCTTTGCGTGTAAGAAGTAATCTTTTTCTTTTAGAGTTTAGTTTTGATATGTTAATACCAACCCTTTTTAATTTAGTCTTAAGTTCTTTATCAGACATATCCTTTATTTTATTTGATTTTTTACCAAAAAAAGTTGCAGGTCTTTTTTTTGATAGTCTAACCATTTTAAAAGTGCCGAAGTCTACTTGCATTTAATAAATACTAGATATTTTAATTTAATTTTATATTTAATTAATGAATGTCCATTCGTAGTAGTATCTTATTTGACCCGGCCTCTTAAGTTCATCGTACTTAAAAAACACATATGATTCATCACATAACTTCCTTAGACTATTTTCAAATGGTATTAACATAGTTTCTTCGTGAATAAACTTAGGATTTTCAACTACAAGCTTAGCATTTAAAGCCCTTCGTTTTTTATCTAAAACAAACATAGCCATATATTTAGGTTCAAATTGTCCACATTTAGATTCTTCTGGGTAGAATCCAAAATAGAAATATTCCTCAGATGTGTAAACATCTGAAGCCTGTTTCATTCTGAGACATTCTGTACAGTAATGTTCATCATATAATTCAGTGTCGTTCCTTGCCATATGTATAAGCCAATTTTGAGCCCACGCGGCCCCGTTTAAATGTGTTAAAAGTTTTAGTTCACCTCCCGAAGGAGGTGTTAAAGATTCTAAAATATCCTCTCGATTTAAATTTCCAATTACATTGCGCCTTAAATTATTTTGAATTGTATAAACTTTAGATGGAAATGGAAACGGATTAATTATAAAACACGTCATAAGTACAAATAATAAAAGCATTAATGTATATAGTACTTTTTATATATTATAATTTATTTGTTTAAATATGTTCCAATATTGAAACCACTTTATTAATAGTTGGAATACATACATTCACGATTTGTGACACTTTAGCTTTTGATGGCTGTTTTAGATTTAGTCTGTACTTAATTACATAAAATAAGATTCCGGCCGTTATCGACTTTGGTGTTACAGAATCTAGCTGATCTAAACTCTTTGTGTATATCTCATTGCATATATGAATAGTTTTAAAAGGCAACCCCAATTCGCTACAAAATTTAACAAATGTATCGTTTTCTTTGATGTCTATTTTTTGTTTACCCAAATACCCATAATTTTTATTATCTTCCATTATCTCTAGATATATTTTTTCACCTTTTAGAAACCCTTTTTGGTTTCCTTCTGTGTTGTCTATAAGTTTTTGACGGTCAACCGGAAGATTATTATAAATACAAGAATAATATAAACATGCAGAGATAAGACCATTTCTTACAGACGCTCTAGTAAGTTTTCCAGATTCCATGCATATATGCCACATATCTTTAGCAGTAGATAACGCGCTTTGGTGAATACCTATTGCAGATATATAATGATTGAATTTTTCTGATGTTTTCCAGAATGTTTTTTGCTTATGGCTAAATGTTTGTTGCAAATGTATTCTCATTATAAAACTATTTTTATGAAAACCTGGGATACTCCCCCCGGTTTCGTATGGGTTATCTGATACATAAAGATCTGCTCTCTGAGAACTAGCACTAAATGTTCCGTCGTCTGCTTTATGATTATTCCATTCACAAGATTCACAAATTCTACTATTTACAACTAGACCACAATCTGTGCAAATTTCATTACCATCTTTTTGATCATATACGATATTTAAATGTTTACACATGTCATTTAAATGATTACACTTTTCTGAAATCTTATCTTTAATATTTTCTTTTTCTAACATATCCGAAACCTGTTCCCAAATGTCTTCTTGTAGAATTTCTTCCATTACTAAAAAGTGTAATTTACAATTACATGATTAATCAAATATCTTAATAATAATATAAAAACGTAATATTTATGCGGCAGTATTATAATTTTTAAATTATAATTACTTTATAATAATGGAAGAAATAAGTATATTAGAACGAGAAGGTTATAATATAACTTTAAATCCAGAGAATGAAATGTTTACGGTTAATTTAATAGCAGATGTAGTATACGACGCAGACGGATTTGAAGAATTTTTAACATATTTCAAAAATACTTGGGTATACATTAAAGACAATTCTTTAACTTATTATTTATTTATAAATCTTGGATTATGTAAAAAAGAAAATGAATTACCTCTTCCTGCTTACATTAAACTAATAAAAGTAATAACAGATCTTAATGATATAATAATTAAACATTGTCACTGTATTAGTATCTTGACAGAAGGGTCAGAAAAATGGAAAAACGCTTATAATTTAATAAGTAAGCTGTGGAATCCTCCGGAGCAGAGGCCTCTAAAATTTACCCAGTCTAAAGAAGAAGTAAATATATTCTTTAAGACAAATAAGCTCATAAAATAAATTTGCAAAAAAATATGAATGTTAAGTATATATCATAATTTATATTTGTTAATATGAATATAATTACATGGAACGTCAACGGTATTCGCTCTCGTATCTTTAATGATCAAATTAGTTCTAAACTTAAGAAGAATGTACCAATTTGTCCACAAGATAACAGTCCTATAAAAAAACTAATAGATGATTACTCACCAGATGTTATATGTATACAAGAAACTAGATGTAGTTTAGAAAATGCTAAAAGAATATCTATTCCTGGTTATAAATCTTTCTTTAATGAATCTAAAATGGATGGGGCTAGGACCGCAGACCGATATTCTGGAACAGCTATTTTCTATAGAGAAAATATGGATGTTCTTAAAATTTCTACAATCTTTCCGGGTTATGAAGATCTTGAAGGTAGAGTTATAACAGTTACATTTGAATCTTTTACATGTGTCACAGTTTATGCCCCGAACAGTGGTACAAATTTTGACAATAAGATTTATTTTATGGAAGCTATGATTGACTATTTAAATAATATTAATGGACCCGTCGTATTTTGCGGAGATCTGAATGTTGCCGTTTCGACACATTTTGATAAATCGTCTGTAGCCGAAGGTCCTGGATATTACAGCCACGAACTTGAATTTTATACAGATTTACAGGCTATTGGATATGCAGATGCTATTAAAGATGACGACATTATTTATACCTGGTGGGATCCAAGGGCTCGCAAAGAAAACGGAATTGCTGCCACTAGAAACAGGAACAAAGGTTGGCGACTTGATTATTTCTTTACTAAGAACTTTAATTTTAATCAAATTGCCAGTAAATGCTTAAAACATATTGGTGAAAACAACGAAAGTTTGCCATTAGCAAGTGACCACGCCCCTGTACTATTAGAAATTAAAAATGACTTTCATCTTTAATTACCGAAAACCATCTCTACACCCCTTCTAACAGGGTTCCTACGTACAAGAGCAGACTTTACTACACCACCATAGTTATCATAAAGTTTTGTTAGTATATAAACAGTAAATACTACAGCTACTACTAGATTTATCCACCATAGAGAGGAGGCAAGTCTACCCTTTCCGCAATTCTTAGTGCGACAGCACCCCTTACCATCCTTTGCAAGAGCTAGTTCATTTAGAACTGAAAAAGTCATCCACGCGGATATAGCGACAATCAATGCCATAAAAAAATTCATATTAGTTTAGTTTATCCAAATATTTTATTTTTAAAATAAAATGAATTTTTTTGTCTCCTAGGAGACTATAATATTTAGTTGATGTCGTCCATCCAAAAGTCTCTTAGTTTATAACCAGATATTTTTGTATACGCTTCTTGTGTATCTTTTTGTTTCTTCATTAGTTTTTCTAGTGTGTCTTCGCTGAATGTATGTATTTTCATATCTGTTAAATATGTGTAACTATTTTCTAGTTTGATGTACTTTTTATCTTCTAGCTGTTTATTTATGTAGGTAAGTTTTTGACGAAATACCTTGATGTTTTCATCTATTACATCATTTACAAAGTTGATTTTTGCCGTTATGATATCTAGTTCTTTTTTTAGTTTATTTACTACGTTATCCTTTCGCTTAATGTAGTATTCATTCCTAATTCTCCAGAAATGATATATTATCTCTTCTGGGCTTTCCATTTTAACTATTTCATTTTTCTCATTGAATACGTACATATTCTTAGCAGATATGTGACTTACTAATTTAAGCTTCTTTTCTATTTCGTGGTTATCTTTCCATTCATAAACGGTCTCCAACGGCATTTTAATTTCGAAGTGAACATTTGTCTCGGTAGACATGTTTTTATAACCATAGATTGTATTTTCAGTTTCTAGTTTATCTAGAAACGTTTTGTAGTCTTCAGTCCAAGTTCCAACTGGAAGTTCTGTAACTGTGATTACATTTGCTTTTATTGTGTAAATACCATGTGCCGTCCATTTATTTTCTTCCACCTTTTTAACTGTCCCTGTAAAACCTTTATACCATGGTGTCAACTCTTCTATGTCGGAATCTTCATCTTCTACGAGTCTTAGTAGACGATCTTTAATGTCATCTGGGTTGAAACAAGGGATATCTGTAGAGAAACCAGTCCCAATACCACAAGCGCCGTTTATTAAAATAATAGGCAATGTTGGAACATAAAACTTGGGTTCGATAGATTGACCATCATCGTCTAGGTAATCTAGCAAATCCAGGTCGTCGTCGTTAAATAGTTCTTTAAAGTTCTTCGACAAGTGAGTGAAGATGTACCTTGGACTTGAAGAATCTTTACCGCCGAGAAGCCTTGTCCCAAACTGTCCAACTGGTTCAAGAAGATTCATATTATTAGAACCAGTGAATGTCTGTGCAAGATTTATAGTAGTGTCTTGGAGACTTGCTTCTCCGTGATGATAACTTGAAACTTCAGAAACATAACCTGCTAATTGAGACACTTTAATTTCTGAATATAGTTTTCTTTTTATACACGCAAATATGATCTTTCTTTGTGAAGGCTTTAGTCCGTCTACTATACTTGGAATAGACCTTATATTGTCTGCTATAGAAAACAGGACAAGTTCTTTATTAATTAGATCTTTGATATTTACCTTTTTAATGTTATAATCTAACGTTTTAGGATTCTTAATGTTACTAAGTATCCATTTTTTTCTAGCATCTGCTTCTGTTTTTGTAAATGCTAGATTAAGATAATCTTCGTCTTCTTTTGTTTCATTTTTATAATTTAAAGTTTTCATTTGTTTAAAGTATTCCTTAGCTTCAGATGAAGTACTAGTACCAAGACCCTTATAATACTTCACCTTGAAGCCTGAAATATCGTTTTCGCTTTTGTATTTTTTATAATCGTCCACATTATAAAAGGGAATCGTCTGTGATTTCTTGGATATCTTAATCACGGGTGTTACCAGAGATGAGATAAAATCAGTTTTTAGTAGCTCTGGCCAGCCATTCCCAATAAAGTTCACTATAAGACTTTTAATATGAAATCCGTCGGTGTCTGCGTCGGTCATAACCATAATTCTACCATATCTTAGTTCAGAAACAGAAGAATATTTCTTGCCGCTCTGAAGACCAAGGATCTGTTTTATGTTATTAATTTCTTCATTCTTAGATAATTGTGAATAAGTAGCCGTCCGTGTATTTAGAAGCTTACCACGGAGTGGAAAGACTCCGTAAGTATCGCGACCAACTACAGAAAGACCAGAAATAGCAGTAGCTTTTGCAGAATCTCCTTCTGTAAAAATAATGGTACACAACTTTGAATCTTTTGTTCCTGCTTTATTTGCGTCGTCCAACTTTGGAATTATGACCCTACTTGTTTTCTTACCATCTTTTTTTTGTAAAGATTTCTTCTCCTTTGCGTCAGCGATTGCAAGAATATTTTCCACGATTCCCATCTTAGAAATTGATATAATAAAATCATCAGATGGAGTAAATCTACTGCCAAAATCAGAAATTTTAGTAATGTTTTTTTCTTTTGTTTGAGAAGAATAACTTGCGTTTTCAATTAGACAATTGATAAATACAAAAAGATTGTCTTTGACATATTGTTGTTTAACTGTTACAGATTTATGTTTTTCTTGAATAATTTCTGTTACTTTCTTAATTATTGGATTAATTACGTGATCAACGTGAGTTCCTCCGTCAGAAGTGCTGATCCCGTTTACAAATGATATACATTGAAACCCAGATTCTGATGGTGCTATACCAACCTGCCACCGAGCAGTCTCTTGTACAACCCGAGGACAAATTTTCTTAGGACCAATGTAAGCTGAAATGTATTCTGAGAAATCTTTAATTGTTAGTTTTTTATCATTAAGGTATACGCTGACATCTTTATTTGTAATGGCACAAATGTCAAATACGCGCTTATTTAGTATATCAATAGTATTATCTGTAATACCTGTTGTACCAAACTTTTCAAAGTCTGGTTTAAATGTAATCTTGGTGTATTCGCTTTTGCAGGTAGAAATTTTTGGTTTATTAATTTTGCTTAAATTTTTCTCAAATGTTTGGGTGTACTTTTTACCATCTTTTGCCGTTTCAATAGTGAAGTATTCAGAAAAGATGGCTGTCAACTTTGCACCCAAGCCGTTGAGACCACCGGTTGTTCTTTTTTGTGAGTCATCATAATTACTTGATGTAAGAAGATTGGCGAAAATTAATTCTGGAATATAAACTTTATACTCCGGGTGAATCTCTATAGGAATTCCAGAATCATTGAAAATAGAAATTTCGTCATTTTCGATCTTAATTTTGATAGATTTAACAGACTTGTTCCTTTGGACCTCGTCTGCCGCGTTTACCAAGATCTCATCGAAAATTTTAAAAATCCCTGGATTCCATTTACAAGACTTAAGTTCGGCTTTATTATCAGTTATTATCCAGCAATTACTGGTTGTACATTTCGTATCGCCGACGTACATACCAGGTCTTGCAAGAACATGTTCTATTTGCGAATACTTTTTATAGTTCTCCGCCATAATAACTAATTATAAAATGAACTAAATTTTTAAACCAATTATTTTTTTGCAAAATTTGATCTTAAGATTATTCAGAATCTTCTTTTAGTTTTTTAATCATTTCTAGAATTTCTTCCAAAGTTCTAACTCCTTGAAATCTTATAGTACTATTTTTATATTTAATTATTGTAACAGGTAGTGTGTAAATTTTATTATCAATAAAAAAAGATTCAAAATCTTCATTTTCTATAGAAATGTGATAAAGCATACTATCGGGAACATTAATCAGAACTTTATCTAGTTCTACACAGGGTATACACCAATCTGCTCCAAATTTAAAAAATAGCACCTTTTCACCAAAATTAATACTGTTAATAGAATTATAACTATAAAGATCTTTAATTGTAACCCCCATCTTAATTTAAGATAATTTAATTTTTTAAGTTTGTAATTGTTATTTTAAATTATATTTAATTATAATAAATGACTGTATTGGATTTTTACACGATAGATCTTACAACATTAGTTATAATTTTACTGGTTACATTAGCCGTTTTTATGTTATTAAATTATGTTGATGAAGAAAGAGACGATAATTTCATATTTAACATAACAGCATCAATAGTTTCTGGTATAATTGTAAGTGTGATATATTCTTATATAACTATAGAACCAGATGAAATATTAACATCAAATTATTGGGACTAATTCGTTTTTTAAAATAAATATACAATATTATAATATGTCAATATCTTTGTCAAAATTCAATCCAAAAAAAATTGAAGAAAGGAGGCTATCTGGTTCCGGTCCCGCTACATGTGTGTTTATTGGGAAGAGAGGAACTGGCAAGAGTACATTAGTTGCAGATATACTTTATTATTTAAGAAAAATTAATGCCGGTGTGGCTATATCAGCTACCGAAGATGGTAATGCCTATTATTCGAGTTTTATACCAGATATATTAATACATTCTGAATATAAACCTGAAATTATTCAACAGGTTATAACTCGGCAAAAAAAAATAATTAATGGAAATAAAAAGAATACAGACGGAGACGTTTTTGTACTCTTAGATGATTGTATGTATGATAAAAGAATGATAAGAGATACAAATATACGCGGAATTTTTATGAACGGTAGGCATTGGCGTATAACATTCATGTTGACAATGCAATATTGTATGGATTTGCCACCAGATTTAAGATCAAATATAGACTATGTTTTTATACTGAGAGAAAATATAATTCAAAATCAAGAGAAAATTTATAAGAATTTCTTTGGTATTTTCCCACATTTAAGTATTTTCCAAGATGTACTAAATAGTTGCACAGAAGGTTACGATTGTTTAGTTCTCGACAATACATCAAAAAGCAATAACATACAAGACTGTGTATTCTGGTATAGAGCAAAACCGAATAGAAATTTTAGAATAGGATCAAAAGAGCTTTGGAAATATTGTCAGAAAAATTATGATAAAAAGAAAGCTAAAACAGTGGAAGAATATGATCAAAAGAAATTAAAGAAAAAAAATACACCAAGCGTTACTGTTAAAAAATTAAAAAAATGAAATAAGCCGTTCTTCTTTATTTATGTACATATTCTTTAATGTATAATAATTGTGTCTCATCTTTTTTTTCTTTTGGAACAAGGTTCTTTTTTTGATTCTTTTGAAATAAAATAACTTAGTAATTTGTTCAAAACTAATAAGTTTAGTTATTTCATAAAACATTTTATTTACATTGCAAAAATTTAGATTATCTTGTAAAGTTCTGTTTTTCGCAATAACATATAATATATCAGGACAATCCATTTAAATTATAAATTATTTTAATTTAAAGTTACTTTATATTTAAAATTAAAGTTAAATGCATAAAATTAATAAATTGTTAGAGATTCCACAGTACGAACAGAGGTCAGATATGTGGTTTAAACAACGTGAGAATAAGTTAACGAGTTCTGACGCAGGAACAGTCTTGGGTCTTAATCCATACCAAAGGCCACATGAAGTTCTTTTTAAGAAATGCGGTTTTGATCCAAAGCCTTTTGTTGGGAATATAGCGACGAGACATGGACAAAAATACGAAGATGAAGCTATAGATAAATATTGTGAACTAACAGGTCAGGTTAATTATAATTTTGGTCTTATAGCCCATGAAGATGTATATCATAATAAAGATTATTATTGGATGGCGGGTTCTCCGGACGGAATAGCTATTTCTAAATCAAACGAACACGCTAATCCAGTTCTTTTAGAAGTAAAATGTCCATACAAAAGAAAAATTAAATTTGGCAAAATTCCAGAACATTATTTGCCACAAGTTCAGCTAAATCTTTTTATTTGCGATCTTCAAGTGGCAGATTTTATAGAATATCTTCCGCCTAATACTATGAATATAGTAAGAGTATATAGAGATCAAAAGTGGTTAAATAAAAATATACCTATATTGCAACAATTTTGGCAAGAAGTAGAATACTACAGAAATAACGATATTAAATTACATCCAAAATTCCCAAAACAAAAAAGGATTCTTGACTTAACAACCAATGAACCAGAAGAAAATGTTCTATTAGATTATGCATTCAGAGAATAAAGATATAACTATATTTTACAAAAAAAGATATTACTTAAAAGAATAGAATATAATATAATATACTAGATTAGTGAAATGGGTATTCGTGGACTAAATATAGTTATTAAAAAATGGGCACCGGATGCTATTCAAATGCACGACATCTCAAAATATAGAAACTCAATAGTTGCGATAGATTGCAGTATTCTTCTTTATAAATTTAAATATGCATCGAGAGTTGAAAATTCTCATCTTATTGGAATTGCAAATAGAATTAAGTTTTATCTTATGAATGGTATACTCCCTGTTTTTATATTTGACGGAACTCCTCCCGATGCAAAAAAAGTAACTCTTGTTAAACGTCAAGCTACAAAAGAAAAAATGTATGCCAGACTTGAAGAACTTCGTAAAAGAGAACCAGAAACAGACCAAGAAACTAAAGCTATTAATGAAGAGATAGAAAAACTGCTTTCTCAGCTAATTATAATTAAAAAGTCGCATATTGAAGAAAGCAAAGAACTTCTTGAAAAATCTGGAATTCCTTATTGTACAGCTCCCGAAGACGCCGAAAAATACTGCGCATTCTTACAAAAAAATGGTCTTGTAGATTATACTGTAACAGATGATACAGACGCTAGTACATTTGGTTGCTCTACGATTCTAAAAACCTCTATTAATAAGAAAATAACAGAAATAAATACAAATGTAATGTTGCAGTGCTTTGAAATGACCCATGATTCTTTTGTAGATTTCTGTATTCTTTCTGGTTGTGACTATACAGAACCTATATCACAAATAGGTCCTATTACTGCATTTAATTTAATTAAAAAATATGGTACAATTGAAGAAGTTCTTAAAGTTTTGAACAAAGAAGCGCCAAATTTTAATTATAATATTTCTAGAAAAATTTTCAAAGAATTTGATTATCCGGTTCCTAATAAATTTGAAAAAATTAATGTAGATAAAAACACACTAATGGAGTTTCTAAATTTGCACAATTTCAAAGAAAATGTTATTTCAAAATTTATTAAAATATTATTTTAATTTAATTTAATTTAATTTAATTTTTTTTCTAAACTATATATTAAAATAAATATGGGTATGTTAGAAGTTTTCTTCGGTAAGAAGCGCCGTGCGCGCAAAGTAAAGAAGTCGCCTGGTCGCAAACCCAAGCGTGGTCACTACGTTAAGTCGCTATCGAAATCGCGCGCGTTCGTAACCGTTCGCGGTCGTAAGCGTAAGCTCCACCGTGGCGCCAATGGCGGTCTTTATTACCGCACCAAGTCTGGTCGCCACTACATTGACGCCAAGGTTCTTAAGCGCCGCGGCCATGTTCTCTCGCCAAAGAAGCGCCGCGTACGCCGCGCAGTAAAGAAGCTCCGTCACCGCAAGCGTAAGCTCCTCCAGACTAAGGCTGCCATTGCGGCTCGCAAGGCCTATCGCCTTCGTAAGGCTCGTAAGGCTCGTAAGGTTCGCAGAGTCCGTAGAGTCCGCAAGACCCGTTTCGGTTTGTGGTAAATATATGATTAATTAAAAGCTACAATTAAAATAATAAAGCAATTAGAATTATTTTATTATTTTAATTTAATCCTTCTTGGTAAACATTTTACAAATTTCTTCTTATGTTTTATCTTTAATCAATCAATACTGAACTTCTGTCAATTGAAATCCAGATCTGATAGCTTAAGATCTTCATGTTTAATAGAAAGTATTTTTTCTATAGATCTAACTGTACTTGGAACTGTTTTAAAGTCATTGACGCCGATTATTTCAATTGTATCATTAATATTAATGTCTACGATACAGTTGTCTTTATAATTTTCCAGTGATTTAATTAAATTTATATATTTTTGACCTTCTGGGTCTGAATAATGAATTTTTGCAAACATAGCTTCTTTTTTAAATATAGTGCTGTATAATTCAAGGTCTTCGTTATTTTCTTTTACTAAGAGACTGAAGCTTATTAAGTTAGAAGGTTTCCATTTAAAACATGAGTAATTTACCCCTGTTATAATGGGCAAATCATTGGGAATCATAAAAATCTCATCAGTGTCTTTAAGGTCTTCTTCATAAGAATTAATTGATTCTGAATAACTAGCAATGTTAATTAGTATGTTACTAAAATGTATATTATGTTTAAAAGTCTGCGCTTCTGCTATGCGATCTAAAAAAGTAATTCTATTAATCTTGCTCCCGCAACAAGAAAATGTATCATATATACAAATTTCATTTGGTTTATAAGAAATATCAAAAATTGTACCTTGATAATATTCATCTGGGCAATTTATGTCAACTTTGTAAACTGTTAAATCTTTAAGAATTACTACAGATGTATTATTTCCATTTTTATCTAAAAACATAAATAAAATAGCTCTCTTTGTGTCTACGGTGTCCTTCTTATAGAAAATGTATTTAAAATTTCTGAGTTTAAAAATATATCTTTTTTCAATATTTACAGAATTTTGAAGAGGAAAATACATATCTCCCTTACCCGTCCAATTGTTATTTAATAAAAACACAATTTGTTTTTTAAATTTTTCATCTGTGATTTCGGATTGCATTATAATAATATATTAGCGGTCTCTTTAAATAAATTTAAAGGTAACGTATTATACATCAGTATTATGTCTTTTACTTCAAAAGAAGAAACTCTTATAAATTTTTTATTAAATTATTATAAGTCTAAAATACAACTTTTTAAAGATATAATTTATCAGAATACTCCATTAAGTCTAAGGCTTCTTGATTGGTTAGTAACAAATTATTCTAAGAAGTATAATATAATATATCCTCTTAATAATTCTGGTGAAATTGTGTATTTTAATATATATCTTGATTACAAAAATCAGTTAAAAGCTTATTCAAAAAAATTTTTTGATCCGTTTTGTAGACAGAAACGTCTTATCATAAACACGTCCACGTTTAAATGGAGAGAATATAAAGAAGAAGACATTTTAGAAACAGAAACAGAAATTGTTACAACCGTTGGTCAGCTTAATTTTTTCAGGTGGTTTATAGATAATAAGATACTTGATTATGCATTATTAAATATTAAATTTATAGATGCAGATATGATAAATACAATGGCTTGTAAAAAGAAAGGTAAACGAACCGTATTATCTCCAAGTGCAGTAAAGGGTATATATACTAATAAATGCAATATTACTATTAAATTTAAACCCTAATAATTTAGAGAAATAATTTATTTATAATTATAAAATGGATCACCCATTAAATATTTGGTTAAAGTCAACTGGAAAAATGGTAACAGATTCTAACAAACAAACTATAACTCATTTTATGTTTGATGGAGGAAAACTAGATATATCAGAAGACCACGAAATGTTTCAAATTATGTATAGTAAGTACATAAAATATAAAAATTGTATAGTAGAAAGAAAAACTGAATTTTTTAAGTTTTTCGTAGATTTTGATATACTTTCTGAAGAAATCATAAATCTAGAAGATTACGTAATTCTTATACAAAACACTTTGAGTAATTTGTATAAAAATAATTCTTTGATTTGTATAGTAACCGGCGCTGATAAAAACAAGGAAATTATCAAAAATGGAACTATTTATTTTAAACAAGGATTCCACTTGCATTGGCCAGATATTATAGTAGATAAAGCCACATCCTTGGCTATTCGTAAAAATCTTATAGTAAATTTAAGGAATGTTTTTGGAAAAAATGAGAAACACTACGACTCCTGGGAAAAAATAATAGATAGATGTGTTTATGAAAACAATGGTCTTCGACTCGTTGGTTCAGATAAATGTACTATATCAGATGGTAATAAAAACTATGAAGAAAGAATTTATATACTAATAGATGTATACACAGGAGATAAAAGAGATGAAGTTTTATTTGATTTTTATAACAAAGATACATTTCAATTGGTTAAGAATACTAGCATAAGAAGCGACTATAAAAGTATAACCGAAGCACCCGGTCTTGTAGAATACGTAGAAATAGAAGAAAGTACTGAAAGTAAGTGTGGAAATCTTATAACTCTTTCTAAAAATTCACGTGAGTACAAAGCTATTGAAAAATTTTTTAGACTTCATGCGGTTGGGTATCGCGTAGAGGACATCCGTGCTATTTCACAAGTAAAAGATAAATGTATGTATCTAATAAACTCAAAGTCTAAGTATTGTCAAAATAAACAAGATTTTCACAGTAATAATCACATTTATTTTAAACTTAGTCCAAGTGGACTTTGTCAAAAATGTATGTCAGAAAATCATGGTATTTATGGTCCGTGTAGGGAGTTTCAAAGTACTTGTGTACCAATTACAGCCTCTCTTGAAAGCGCCCTCAATTGGAAAAAACCAAAAAGCAAAGAAATTAAAAAACCTCAAAATTTTAGCCTTCCTGGATTATTGGAAACACTTGAAAATAATATAACAGGGAAAGATGCCTTTATGGGACCTGGAAAAAAGAAGTAAATATGACTACCGAAAGTCCTATTAAAATTGCAACTACAACTTTCCCACTTAAGTTTGTAACACCGGATTCTACTAAATACGGAAACGAATTTCCTAAAAGTTCAGTAAATTGACTTGAGTTAGTAATAAGATAGGCTATAATTACAAGTAAAATAATTCTTATATTCTTCTCCTCTGATATCTTAGCAAAGAGTGAACTATTTATATCTAAATTTACAGATGTATTTTCTTTTTGTTTACCCATTGATAAGATACTTTTAGAACTTTCGGGGTCTATTTCTTTTGTTATTTCTTCTTGTTTATCATTGAGATCACTTAAAGAACATTCAAACTGCGACATATTTAATAAATAAAACGATTTAATTGTAATTTTTTGAACGAAACAATAATTAGTTTTAAAAATAAAAATAAAATGTATATATAAAAGTAAATAAAATGGGCATAGATAGTATTGCTATTAAAACTTTTAATTCATCGGGATCACAGTCTGTTTGTAGAGCCAATGAAGCAGATGAAACAAAATTAATTCAATCAGAGTTTCTTACTAAGTGTACAACTGAATACATTAATGGTTCTGGAACGAGTTTTATTTCTGGAAATGTTGACCTCATAGACGAACCAACGACCGAAGTTTTTACATTACCAAGTGACATAGATGCTATAAGCGAAATAACTCTTCAAATGAGCTTAGATGCGAGCGGCACTAATATATCTTCAACATTTATTTTAGATCTTATAAAGAAAATAGAAATTAAAGTAGGTAATTTAGTTGTTCAAACTATTCTACCAGGGGATATTTATGCTAGAAATTTAACAGAATCTGGGTATGTAGTAAATGCAAATACATACCAAAATCTGGATGGGTCTGGGTTTTTATACACGAAAGGAGACCACATTGATTTTTCACTTTCTATTCCGTTTACTGGAAGATCTAGTAGTTTAAGTAGAGCTTTTTTACAAGCAGGCGCTATAACAAATAGTCTAACAATGAAAGTCTATTATAACTCTATCGGTTCTTCTCCGCCCACGACCCGCTTAGCGACGACATTCCCGGGAAGTATAAAAACGGGTATATGCGTTTTAAGTCATTCTATGACTTCTACTGAAAAAAATTTTATAGCCAAGAATATAATAAACAGGACAGTTAATACTTCTCAATCTCTTGTAACCTCTGTTAGCAACTTTGGTTCATCTGACCCGCGCCCGCCCCCTGTTATAATCGATTTGAACTCTATTAATATAAACGTATCTCATATACTAATAACTTTAAGTAAGAGCTTATTTAAGTCTTCTGGGGCTCCGTTAAACAATGCTGACGGAAAGGGTACGTCATGGTCAGCTAGCACTCGCTCCGTGAGCGCCACCAGCGATATAGGAGTTTGTGTGGGCTGGTTAAAGTCGGCTGAGTTAATATTAGGAAATGATAGAACTGGGGCTATTCCGGGATCGTGTCTTGCAGCTAATAAACTAGAATTTTTTAAGTTGACAAGTATCCCATCTGAAGATATTTACGTAATAAAGTTAGCTAGTTCCGCTTTTAGTACAGCCGGAGTCCCATTTTCGCGTCTAAATAATAAAAAGTTAATACTTAATTTTGCAAATGATTTCTTCTTTTTTAGCTACGAGGGCGGCTCCGAAAAGGGACTTTCAAATATAAACGTAACCTGTTGTGGAACTCAAGTTCAGAGTACAGTGGGTGGTACTATTTCATTTTCTGCATAAACATTAAATTAAATAAATTATTAGAATTAAATAATTTTAACTACGTATTAAATTTAAAATTATTTTCTTTTATAAATTGTAAATACAAATGTCTGGAGCTGTAGCTGCTCACGCTGCTTATAATGGGTCTGGTACCCAAGGTCTTGCTGTAACTAATAAGATTCATGAAGATGACGGCGACGT